CCAAAAACATTACAGCTTGCTGCTGCTGGTAATCTCACTCTTGCTGAGGCTGCTGACATATCAACAAATGTAATGAGTGCTCTTGGCCTCAAGGTTGAAGAGCTTGGAAGAGTAAATGATGTTTTTGCCTTAACTGCTTCAAGAGCAAACACTGATGTCCGGGAATTGGCAGAGGCTTTCCGGCCTGTTGCCTCTATGGCACCATCACTTGGTGTAAATATGGAACAACTTGCTGCTATGCTTGGAGCAATGGCCAATGCTGGTGAGAAGGGGAGTATTGCTGGAACTCTTCTCAGGAATGCTTTGATGGCAATATCAGTTCCATCAGACAAGGCCAGAGCTGTATTTGGAAAATTAAATATCAATATAAATGATTTCATGGACTCAGCAACCGGGAAGGTTACGAATGTAACAGGCCTTGTTTCTGCTCTTAAAAATGCAGAGGCCTCAGCTGGTGATCTTCAAGACATCTTTGGGCAAAGAGGAATGAGAGCAATTGCCATTATGATGAGGGATGGAGGCAAAGGTGTTGACACATTGAGAGAGATGCTTGAGAATGCAGATGGCTCTGCTCAAAAAATGGCTGAGACTATGATGAAGGGCCTTCCCGGAGCTTTGAAGCTCCTTGAGTCTGCATGGGAAGGTGTTAAACTTGCAATAACAGATTCTGGGATTGGAGGAATGTTTGAATGGTTCATAAGAGGCCTTGCTGATTTTCTTTCATGGCTAACAAAGACCAACCCAATGGTGTTGAGAGTTATTTCATTGATTGCCTCTCTTGTGGCAATAGCTGGAGTGCTTGTTGGTGTTATTGGGGCTGTGACTTTTGCTCTTGGTCTTATGGCTGCAAATCCGATTGTTTTAATAATAGCTGGAATCATTGCTGCTGTGATTGCCCTTGTTGCTGCCTTTGCCTGGTTAAGAGCAAACTGGGATGAAATAATGACATACCTTGGAGAGAAGGCATCAGCATTTGGAAATTGGATGCTTGGAATTTGGGAGAACATAAAGAATGGGCTGATGTCAGCAGGTCAGGCAATATGGGAAGGGATGAAAGCTATTGGAAGAGGGGTGATGACTGCTCTGCTTGCTCCAATCAATCTGCTCATTACTGGTGTTGTCAACCTTCTAAATATTGCCTCAAAGATTCCTGGTGTTGGTGATAAATTCAAACTTGCTGCTGATACAGTTTCATCTTTCCAGAGAAGAATGAACAAAGCAACCGGAGCAACCAATGTAGCAGAAAATCTTAAAATTGCAGGCACATCAAAGAGTCAAACTGATGTTAACATAAGAGTTCAGGCCGGGGATGGCTCCTCAGCAACTGTGAATGGAATGAGAAAGAGAGGAGATTCAAATGTCAAGGTGAATACAAGGTCACCATTGCTTGGAGGTGTACATTGAGCTGGAAAGACTATATGAGGACAGCATCATTCCGTGGGGTTGAGTTCCATGTGTATAGCACAAGCACAACTGTTGGGAGAAGAACAACCCTACATGAATATGATGACAAAGATGAGCCATTTCTGCAGGACAAAGGCCGGGCAGCGGACAAATTCAAAATTGAAGGATACATAGTACAGAATCAGGGCAATGATCTCAATTACATGAAAGAGAGAGATGCTTTGATTGCTGCTCTCACAAAAAAAGGTCCTGGGATTTTGATACACCCATTCTATGGTGAACAGTTTGTTGGCCTTGACTCTCCTGCTACAATTTCTGAATCCTGGAATGAGGGAGGGATTGCAAAATTCAGCATGAGCTTTGTTCAAGCTGGCACAGCTGATATACTTGCTGCTGCTCCGGATTATACATCATTGATGGATGCTATTGTTGATTATCTTGATGCTGTTGGGCTTGATAATGCTGCAGACCTTTTGTCTGGAGCAATGGATGCTGCCAGCCTTGCCCAAGATGCCTTGGCAACTCTTGATACTATTCAGGGTGTAATAAATGGAGTACAGAATGGGATATCATCAGCCATAGCATCAGCAGCTGGATTTGTGACCCAAGCAATCATAGGCATCAATGCTCTTCTTGGAACACCTTGTTCAATAGCAGGGATGCTTCAATCAACCTCTCAGCAAGTTAAGAATATTGCTGGCCTTGGGAATGAGGTTGTGTCTGGTGGTGTGCTTGGAAGATGCTCCGGGCAGGTGAGGAGCAACAAGGAATCATTTGTGCTGACCGGAGAAAGTGTGCCTGAGGATTTGGGGTTGTCAATTTGCCGGAGTATTATCAAACAAACAGATTATGATTATTTGGACAAGGGCACAGAAAAGACAACAAGTGAAGGCCTGGTTGCCAAGGCTGCTATGTCAAATTTTACAAAAGCCAGTCTGTTTGGTTCCGGGTGTAGGATTGCCATGAGAATAAATTACAAGAGCAAAGATGCTCTGATTGATTTGATGGAGGAATATTCAGAGGCCCTTGACAGCTTTCTTATTGAGATGGGTGGTCAAAGTTCTGATGTGAAGAATGTTGACACATACAATGCTGTTGAAGAACTCCGGAGCAAATTTGTTGAATACATGTTGGGCCTTGGAAAAGACTTAACACAACTTGAAAACTATAGTGTGCCAGGAGATGGACTCAACACACTTGTCCTGGCATACAATAAATATGAAAGCACATCAAGAGCTGATGAAATTTTTGATATGAACAGATTGGGCATAAGGCATCCTGGATTCATTGTGGGTGGTGAAACAATTGAGGTGTTAGCAAAATGAGTGAGCTCCAAATAAGAATAGGAAATAACATACACACCAGCTGGGAGTCTGTTGAGGTTTTCCAAAGCATAGACTCTTTGTGTGGCTCATTTATTGCATCAACATCAAACTATGCACCCGGAGATGTCAAGAAGCTGAAACTTGATATGGCTGATGATGTAGTTGTCTCAATTGGGGACACCAAACTTTGCTCCGGTTATTTTGATATGATTGATGTTGCCTATGGAGAAGATTTCAGTACAATAGAGATTTCAGGCCGGGACAAGACAATGGATCTTGTTGACTGTACTTTCCCGACATCATCAGAATGGAAAAACCAGACATACAGGTCAATAATTGAAAAGCTGATTGCCCCTTTTGGAATATCTCTGACTGTTGAAAGCTCCGCAGCCTCAGTTCTTGCTCAGAAAGTTGAGATGTTCACAGCAGACACAGGTGACACTGTTGCTGCTCTTATTTCAGGAATATGTAGGGACAATGGGCTGCTGGCCAATAGTCTTGGTGATGGAAAGTTGACCATATCCACTTCATCAGACTCCACTGAACTTATGAATGATCAAATTATCTATGGCCAGAATGCAGTGTATGGAAGGATTCAAAGAACTAATGCGGACAGATTTTCATCATACATAGTTAAGGGTGTTGGCATTTCAACAGACAACAAAGGAATTGCTGACTATGCTTCCCCGGCCGGAGAGGCATCAGATGATGTTGTTGGCAGAACAAGGCCAATGATAATTCTTGCTGAAGGCCCGGTCAACTCTTCTGTATGCAAGAGAAGGGCCCAATTTGAATCAATGCTCCGGGCAGGGAAGTCAGCAGTTGTGACTTATGAGCTGCCAAAATGGACACAGAGCAATGGCAAACTTTGGAAAATAAAAACAAAGGTCAGAGTCAAAGACACTTTCCTTGGGGTTGATGATACTATGTTAATTCACTCTTTGCTTTTTAGCTATACAAAAGAGGAGGGCAGGAAAGTTTTCATTTCAGTGATTCACAAAGACAGCTACACAGCAGGAACAACTGCTTCAAAAATTAAAACAGGATTTGACTCATGATAAAAGCAGATGACTTAAAAAGAATTTTGGCCCCAATCAAAAAGAAAATATTTCTGCTTGCTGGCAGGGCATTGCTGACTGCTGTCAGCAATAGTGGAAAGGTTCAAAGGATTCAAGTACAGGCTTTGTCCGGGGAGACACTCTCAGATATTGATCACGCTCAACCTTATGGGCTTGAAGCTCACCCGGAGGCCGGGAAGGAAGTTGTTTTGGTGTTTGTTAATGGCAATCGTGATCAGGGCCTTGCCTTATCAGTTGTTGATAGAGATTCCCGGCCAACTGATCTGGCCTCCGGAGATGTTTGTTTGTATAATTCTTCATCAGTCAAGGTTTGGCTGAAGTCTGGTGGTGTGTATGTTGATTCTGCTGGTGGAGAAATTGAATTGAAGACAGGTGATGCTGGGCCCTGGGTCCCAAGCACAATAATAAAATGCCCATTCACTGGACTCCCCCATGGAGGTCCGGATGCTGGCATTGTTAAATTGAAGGGAGGCTGATTATGGCTATGAGTGGTGATGGAATGGGAAGTGAGATTGCTGCAGCTCTTGAAGCAGCAACTGGCGGAACAATAGTTGGAACTGAGTCTGAAGATTATTGGAAAGCTATAGCAGATGCTATTGTTAAGCACATCATAGCAAATGCAACAGTTGCAACTCCTGATACAAAAGTTGGGACAGTTACATCATGAGTGATTTGAAACTAATATATAATGATGATTTGATGGAGTGTGATCTTGGCTTTGAGTCTGGTGACCTCACCAAAGAGGATGGACTTGAGACAGCTGTGTTTCTGAGCCTCTTTATTGACCGGAGAGCTGGAGATGATGATGCTGTTGATAATAAGAATGATAAAAGAGGCTGGTGGGGTGATCAGGTTGCTGAAATACCAGGCGACCAAATTGGTTCAAAGCTCTGGCTGCTCCAAAGAGCAAAGACCACCACAGAGACATTAAGGGCTGCTGAAGAGTATGCCCAAGAGGCTTTGCAATGGTTCATTGATGATGGAATTGCAGAAGGTGTTACAGTTGAAGCCTTGAGGGTGAAGAGAGGCACAACAGAAGTTCTTGGACTCAAGATTGCAATTAAAAAATCAGATGGGAGCACAGAGGCTTTTGAATTTGATGACCTTTGGGCCTCACAAATAGATTGAGGAGGAGAGGATGCCATTTGAGAAACAAACACTCACAGAAATAGTTGAAAGAATTGAAGGTGATATGTCCTCAAGAATCACCAATGCTTCATTCATCCTCCGCAGGTCCATGTTAAAGATTCTGGCAAGAGTATATGGTGGGTCAATATATCTGTTATATGGGTATATTGATTTCTTGAAAGATCAACTTTTTGCTCT